GCACGTCTTTGAAGTGCTCGACCGGCTCGATCGTGTCCGTCCGGGAGTAGAAGTTGGACAGCGTCCGGTAGGAGCGGGGGTGGCCGTGCCCGAGCACTTCGGCCCCGGCCAGCTTGGACAGCGTGCGCAGGTAGTTGCGGTACTCCGGGAACGCCCAGGAGGTCTCCGGACAGACGTTGGCCGGCCAGTGGAACGAGACTGCCGCCGTTCGCCCCTGTACGCCTCGGACCTTCAGGTGGTCCAGCTTCGGGCAGCCGACGACCTCGATCGCGGCGTGGGGGTAGGAGCGCCGATTGACTTCGGCCACCATCTCGTTGGGGCACAGGAACAGGTCGACCGACCCGTGCCCGGTGCCTCCGGCGTAGGAGGGGTGGTTGTTCACCCCGGCGTAGGTGAAGCCGGCGCCGTGCTCCATGTAGACGGTCGGGACGTCGTCCGGAACGCATCTCAGGTCACCCCAGGACGCGACGATGGCGGCCTCGCTGGTCTTCGGGAACGGGATGATGCACTCGGCGGGCAGCCCCATCTGTCGGGCCGGCTGGAGCAGGCGCGGCGTGCGCAGGATGAACGTGCCGCGAAGATCCTCCGGGAGCGCTCGCCAGATCGGGGCCAGGTGGGCCAGGAAGTGTTTCTCGCCGGCCAGGACGTCGATCTTCACTCGCCTTCCTCGGCCTTCCATTGGGCGGTCTGCTCCCGAGCCAAGTCGCAGTCGGAGCAGTGGCAGGTCCGGTAGGCGACCACCAGGTACCCGTTGAACGGGATCGGCAGGACGATGGTCAGCCGTCCGTACTCGTCGCTCCCCCGATACGGCAGCCAACGGTGCTTCGGAGTCCAGGACTCACGGCTGTACGTCCAGAACCTGCCCATCACATCAGTCGCTTCCGCAGCAGTTCGGCCTGCTCGGCGACCTGTTCGCGCAGTTTGATCGGGATGGTTCTAGTGATCATAGGTGCGATCTCGGCGATTTCTCCCCGCTGATAGACCGGGTAGATCAGCGCGTACAGATGGATCAGCTTGGCCACCGCTTCGTTGCGCATCGCCGAACCCCGGCCGGTTCGCTTCGCTTTGGTCAGCGACCCTTCCCACTTGTGCCGGTGGTAGTACGGATGCGGCGAGAAGGACACGTCGCCGGTCATCCGGATCAGCGCGTTGAACAGCGTGTCGTAGCCGACCCGGTAACCCGGGTGGTAGCCGCCGGTCAGCGCGATCCGCTCGGCCGAGTACAGCCCGATGTGGTACCCGGTCTGCTTCAGTCTCGGGGTCAGGTCGTTCAGGGCCCTGGGCAGCGTGTGGATGCTCCCGTCGGTCTCCACCGCCGACCAGACCGCGCCGGGGGCTCGGCGGCGCCACAGGTCGGCGAACCGGCGATCCTCTGACCAGTCGTCGGCGTCGTGCGGTGACCACCATCCGAACGGGTTGGCCGCCTGGGCGACCGCGTCGGCGAAGTACCGGCCCCTGTTCTCCGGCAGGACGAAGACTTCCAGTCGGTCGTCGGTGATGCTGATCGGAGGCTCGCAACCGTCCCCGATCACGACCAGGCGCAGATCGGTGAATGTCTGGGACAGGATCGATCCGATCGCCTTGTCCAACAGCTCTGCCGGCGCGTTCCAGTACGGCAGCGAGACCAGGATCGTCACCGCCTCACCCTGGCCATCTGCTTGCGGCCGGCAACAATCCCGGTGACGGTGACGCCGTAGCGAGTCGCCCACTGCTTCACAGCGAGCTTCTCCCCCGGTCGGTGGGCATCATCGAGCCACAGCTCGAAGTCGGGCGCCAGCAGGGGCCACAGGGCCGTCAGGGCGGCTATCCGACCGGACGAGTGGTGTCCCGGGGGGCCGTCGACCAGGGCGAAGTCGATGTCGTGAGGCAGGTCCTTGGTCTCGTACCACCAGGCGTTCCCGACCGACGTGCGGTAGCCGGTCAGCGGAGCCAGGCGCAGGTCGACCCGACTGGACAGGTCATGGCGGACGAGCAGGTCCGTGGTCACCTGGAAGTACTGGGCGTCGGACTCCAGGCTGATGATTCTCGGCCGGGGCCTGCGGCGCTTGGCGTACTCGGCCAGTACGACGGTGGAGGAGCCCGAGCCCGCCTCCAGGATGTAGCGCGGCCTGCGCTGTTCGAGAGCTTCGACGATCAGTTGGGCGCCGCGAGCGCCGAGGGTCCAGCCACCCCACGCGCTTGGGTCGTCGATGATGCTCACCGGGAGTCCAGCTCGGACTGTCGAGCGGCGTCTCTCATGGTCCTGCGAAGGCTGTTCTGGCCGCCGATGTGTCGGAACACGCCGGGAACGAGCTGGGCCGTCCACAGGTTCGAAGCCTCGAACTTGCGCTGGGCATCGTTCTCGCCGGCCGCCGGCCACGGTAGGTCGACGGTGCGCATGAGCGTGGGGTTGCAGGTGTAGTGCGCGTTTCGGGACAGCTTGTAGCCGTTGCCGGGAGTGCGCCAGTGGATCACTTCCCCGGTGACCATGTTGTGCGGCCGAACGGGCTCGACAACCTGCCGGAGTCGGACGATTCCGACCTTGGGATCATCGGCCAGGACTCGTAGCCCGTTGATGAGCCAGTCGGTCCCGTTGCTGGAACCAGGCTCGAAAACCCAGTCGTCCTCCAGGTACAGCGTGTACGAGGTGTCGACCACGGCGGCGTGTCGCAGCAGGATGCTGGCGGCCGGCCCGATCGGCAGCGGGTTCCCGTTCCGGCCTTTGATCAGGACGTCGAAGTCCCAGTCCTCCAGCTCCTTACGGGTCTCGATGTCCACCCCGTTGTGAAAGACGACGAATCGGGCGTCGTCCCACAGCCAGGTCGGAAGCGATTCGAGCGTTCGTTGCAGCAGCCCCGGTCGGTGGCCGGTCAGGATGGCAACGGTGACGTCGGAAGCGTCACGGATGACCTGAGGCATGTCAACAACGCTATCCTGTCGCCATGGTGGCCAGCAACGAGAAGCTCCTGCGGGACACGGAAGACGAGGGGCTCGCTGCCGAGGCTGCCATCGTGGCTGCACTACTGGCCATGATGGCCGCGAACAACGACCCGGACGAGCAGCAGGTCATCGCCACCATCTCGGCTCCGATCACCGCCTACGCACTGTGGCTGGTGGTTCGGATGCGGTCTCACGTCTACCCGCTGCCGGCCGACTACCAAGCCTCGGCCGCACTGGCCGACGAGGCGGTACGCGAGGCCGCTGCCGCGTTGGCGGATGCGGTCAAAGCCGACCCCGAGCTGCTGTCCGGCGCCGGGTCGCCGCAGCGAGCTGTCCGGTTGGCACACATTGCGGCCACTCTAATCACCACCGTGACATCCCTTCTCCAGGGTAGGCTCGCGCCGCTGCTGGGGTTCCGGTCGAGGGTCTGGCGAACCAGGTTGGACAACAAGGTCCGGGACACCCACCGAGGGCTGGAGGGCCAGCGACGCGCGCTCGGTGATCCCTGGCGGACGACCGCCGGCAACACGCTTCGCTACCCCGGCGACCGCACCGCGCCTCCGGAGGAGTGGATCAACTGCCGCTGCCGTCTAGGCTGGAGCACCGTTGAGGTCTCGACGAAGGAGGCAGCATGAAGGGCGTGAGGTCCGTACTGGCCGCCGCCGGCAGGCTTGCCGCAGCAGGCGTGTCGAGAGCCGCCAAGAAGGTATACGAGGTCGCTGATCGACTGAGTCGGTGATCGTGGACCCGGTCGCGCTGCTCGTCATCGCCCTGGCGGTGGTCCGTCTGACCGGGCTGATCGTCGAAGACGAGATCACCGAACCGATTCGGGAATGGGTCCTGGACAGAGTTCCTGAGGACGGCAAGCTGGCCTACCTGCTGACCTGCCCGTGGTGCGTGAGCATCTACCTCGGCACGGCGGCGGCTCCGCTGGCCTGGTGGCATTCTTCCAACCCGGCTGTCATGCTTCCTGCAATGGCTCTGGCGTTCTCCCAGGTGGCTGGCATGACTGCTTCGATCGGACGGTGACCGAGTGAGCGTCCTGGACCTGCTGTCCCGAGAGCCGTCGTCCGTGGTCGACATGGCAACCTACCGCCCGGCCGCCGCCGCTCCCTACTCGCAGGACCGGGCGATCACCGCTGCCGCCCAGCGGATCGACCTGAAGTCGGCCGGTGCGATCTTGGAGATGGCCAACCGGCCGTACGACCAGTGGCAGAACGAGGCGTGGGAGTACTACGACGCCATCGGTGAGATCAACTACGGCTTCGGTCAGCTCGCGTCGATCATGAGCCGGCTACGGCTCTACGGTGGCGTGGTCGTGTCTCCGGACGCTGCTCCGACCTCGACGGTGCAACTGCGCCACCACACTGACGACCAGAGCGCCGAGGACGAGAAGACGGACGAGGCGGCCAAGGTCCCGGACATCCCCGACGAGGTGCTCGACTACATCGACGTCATGATCGCCAACTTGGGCTCGGGCCCTGGCGGCATCGCCGGCTTGTGGCGGACGTTCTCACTCAACCGGTCGGTCCCCGGCGAGATGTACCTGGTCCAGATCGACGGCCGGTACTCGATCCGGTCCACCTCCGAGATCAAGGTCCGCCGCTCCGACGGAATCCTGATCCTGAAGGAGACCCGGGTCGGACAGGCTGCGACGGGCGAGCCTGAGCGCGAGCTTCCCGAAGGGACGTACATCGCCCGGATCTGGCAGCAGCACCCGCGCTGGTCCGGCGAGCCGACTTCGTCGATGATCGCCCTGAACGAACCGTGCGACGAGCTGCTCACCCTCCAGCGGATGGTTCGCTCGATCGCCCGGTCCCGGATGAACGCCGGCATGTTGTTCGTCCCGGACGGGCTGTCGGTGGCCGGCGCCTCGGTGACCGACGACAAGGAGGTCGCCGAGGACGAGACCCTTCAGTTCCTCAACGAGCTGTTCGACGCCATGACGACGCCGATCACCAACGAGGACGCCGGCACCGGGGTCGTTCCGATGGTGGTCACCGGGGCGGAGGAACTCGGCGAGAAGATCAAGCACATTCTGTTCGAGCGGAAGTCCGACCAGTTCCTGGTCGAGCGTGCGGACAAGGCGCTGGAGCGCGTGCTCAACGGCATCGACATCCCGAAGGAACTGGTCTCGGGACTCGACAACGTCCGGTACTCCAACGCCGGAGTGATCGACGAGAACCTCTACAAGATCCACATCGAACCGTCGGCGATCATGCTTGTCGATGCGATCACCTCGGTCTACATCCGGCCGGGAGTCGCGGCGAAGTTCCCGGACTTGGATCCGGAGATCCTGGCCAGGATCGTGTCCTGGTACGACCCCACCGATGTCGTCATCCGGGTCGACCCGGCCGAGGCGGCCACGACCGGCTACGACAAGATGCTGATCTCCGGTGACGCCTGGCGCCGGGCCAACGGGTTCTCCGACGTGCACGCACCCTCGCAGCGCGAGATCGCGATGCGGATGGTCATCGACAACATGACCAAGAACCTGCCGCCGGAGGTTGCGGCTGAGATCCTTCGGCAGGTGCTGCCGACCCTGTTCGGCGAGAACACCGTGTCGCTGTTGAAGCCGGACGATTCCGCGACGGAGAAGCGACGCGGCCCCGACGACTCCATTACAACCGAGCCCGAGGCTGCTACCGTCGATTCCACCGATGCGCAGTTGACTCCTGAGGGGTAGTCCCGTGTTGGGAGACGTGATCCCGGTCATCGCGACAGCCGATGACCTTCCTGCTGCCATCGAGGCCGCTGCTGACAACCCCGAGTGCGCCTGGTACGTCGCCAAGCGGGCCGTGGCGCTGCGGGCCTCGGAGCTGCTTCCCGAGGGCGAGCCCTGGGAGCCTCTGGTGGCCGCTTACGGAGGCGACTTTTCCGCCGAGCAGCGACGCAAGGCCGTGGCCAAGGGCCAGGCGTACAAGTCCGACACATCGGCCGGCGCGTTCCCGATCAAGGACAAGGCCGACCTGCGCCGCGCGATCCAGGCGTTCGGCCGGGCCAAGGACAAGGTGAAGGCCAAGGCGCACATCATCCGGCGGGCTCGCTCCCTCGGAGCGGTCTCGATGTTGCCCGATGCGTGGGGGATCACGGCGGCGATCGAGTCCAGCGAGGCGCACGACATGAGCGCGGAGATGCTCCGACTCCGGATGGACGCCCTTCGTGCCCTCTGATGTCGTTGTCACCTCGTCGAGTCCTGCCCGCACCTATCCGATCCCTCGGGAGGTTGTCGAGCAGGCTCTTCAGGGTGTGCGGTGGGCGAGGGCTTACGGAACCGATGTCCCCGAGGTCCACCAGTACTCGGCCGCCCTGCTGGCGGCTGGGGGGCCAGTCGACGTCGTCGAGCTGAACCGGCTCAACCGGATGTTTGCGGCTGCCTCCGCTCCCGGTACGGGCTGGCAGCCCGGCGACGACGGCTACCCGTGTCGAGAGTTGATCCTGTCCTCGCTGGCCGGCGGCGAGCAGGCTCGCGAGTGGACCGAGCGAGTCCTGTCCGGGATCGAGGAGGAACAGCGACGCTCGCACGCCGATCTGCTGGCCTCGATTGAACACGGTCCCAAGCACCGCTACGTCGGCCTGTGCGCGTCGGGAGATCCGGACATCGTCACCGACATCGCCAGAACCAAAGACGGAACCTGGGAGATCTGGCACCCGAGAGACGGCTGGGAGCCGGCCGACTTCGAGCAGATCTCCACCTTGCACGCGGTCGAGCCCGACACCGAGATGCTGGCCGAGATTGTCGCAGCGATTTCCGCTGGCGACAGGCTGCTGCTGTCCTACGCTGACCCGGTGGCGTTCCTGCCGGCGGTCCTGGCCACCACCGGGATGCCGACCGAGGTCGAGGGCGCGGCCACCTACGCATTGGTCGACGAGATCGACTCCACTGCGGTGCTCGACGTACTGCGGATCTCCGGCGAGTCGGTGTCGGTCAGAGCCGGCGGGCAGTGGGTCGACGAGGGCACGACAAGTACTTGGCTCCGCAAAGACTTTCCGGACACGCTCGTGGAAATGGACGAGGATACTGCCCGGAATGTCCTGGCCCAGGTGGATTCGATCCATGAGCCGACCTTTCAGTCTTCGGACATTCCGGACACTATCGAGGATCCAGACCCTCAACCCGCACATGAGGTCCTAGACCTGGTCGCCTCGATCGACACCGTGTTTGCCGACGTCATCGAGTCGATCGGGAGCGAGGACTCGGACCGGGACCGGGAGCACGACCGGACCCTGCTCGCGTCGGTCGAGCGAATCCACGAACTGACCACATTGTGGGCTCGTCGGGATCTCTACCGCAGCTCGGTCAACGGTCACGTCCGGATGGACCTGGACGACCTGCCGTTCGTGGCCGCCGGTCCCGCGCTCGGTGGCGCCGACCGCAACCGTGGCGGCGCCGAGCGGCTGCGCCGGTACTGGACCAGAGGCAAGGGCGCGCTGAAGATCCGGTGGGGCACCAAGGGCGACTGGCGCCGTTGCTACCGGCAGCTTTTCAAGTACATGGGGCCGCGTGCCGCCGGCTACTGCCAGCTTCGTCATGGAGAACGGACCGGCCTGTTCACCGGGGACAAGCTGCACCGGGCCGGAGTCAACGCTGTGCGTGCCTCAGCCGACTCGGAAGCTAATACCGGCATCATGGTCGCTCTCTACCCAGATCCCAACTTGGCCGACGCGCTCGCGCTCGACGGCGGCGAGAAGCCTGACGAGCTGCATGTGACCCTGGCCTATCTTGGGCAGCTCGACGAGCAGACCGAGACGAGTCCCGACTTGTTGATCGAACGAGTAACCGAGTGGGCCAGGGCCCACCCGCCGCTGGTCGGACAGGTTTCCGGAATCGGCCGGTTCAACGCCGGGCCGGGCTCAGAGCAACCTGTGGTCTACGCCTCGATCGACATTCCCGCTTTGCCGGAGTCCCGCGCGATGCTGATCGCCGCCCTCGACGACAGTCCGTACCGGGTGGCCAGGGATCACGGCTTCACGCCGCACATGACTCTGCTCTATGGCGGGATGGACCTGAACTCGCTCGACATCCCGACGATCGAGACGGCGTTCACCCATGTGTCAATCATGTGGGGCGAGACCCGTCATGATGTACCGTTTGGCCCAGCAGCAAGCTGAGCACTCGATTCCACCGATAGCAAGATCTCGAAGGAGTCGTCGATGCTTGCCGACGGTGTGCACGAAGAGGTCACCGAGGCGACGCAGCTCGTCACTGCTCTGACCGCAGCCGCAGGCGACGACACGCTGCTCTCCCCTCCCAAGGAGTGGTTCTCCAACCCCGGGCTCGATCGAGTGACACCGATCACGGTGACTTCCGACGGGCGGATTTTCGGCCACATCGCCCCCTGGGACGCTGAGCACACCGGTCTCCCCGGTGTTCGGCCGCCGCGCAGCCGTCACGACTACGCCTTCTTCAAGACCGGCGTGGTGGCCACGGCCGAAGGTGACGACGTCCCGGTCGGTCAGCTCACTCTCGTCGGCGGCCATGCCGCGATCCAGGACCAGAACGGACGACCGGTGACCGCCGGTAAGGCCGTCGCCCACTACGACAACACCTCCTCGGCCGTCGCCGACCTCAACGTCGGCGAGGACCAGTACGGCATCTGGGTCTCCGGCGGGCTGCGACCCGGCCTGACCGCCTCCCAGATCCGCGCGCTACGCGCCTCCGCTCCCTCCGGTGACTGGCGGTTCATCAACGGCGGCCACGAACTGGTCGCGATCTGCCAGGTCAACAGCCCCGGCTTCCCGGTGGCTCGGGCGATGGTGGCCTCCGGTCAGGTCTACGCACTGGTGGCGGCCGGCGTGTCGGCCATGTGTGAGGTCCGTCGTGAAGACGAGATCCGCGCCATGGTCGCCTCGATGGAGGATCGGATCACCGTGCTGGAGGACAAGGTCCGAGGCACTCCCGTGGTCGCTGGCAACGGCGAGACGACCTCCGCAGGTGCCGAGGGACTGTCCTGGCCCATCTCTGCCGATATTCCGATGAACGCTCGGATCCAGCTCAGCCCAGCTCAGCAGTAGTTGCGTCCCACTCGACGATCGTGCGACCATTCGATCTGAGCGACCGGAATCTCCGGTACCTCCGTTTGGTCTGAAGCGATCGATCAACGGAGGTTCTGCCGTGAACGAGTCCATCTCCCAGGGCATCGAGCGCCTGTCCGAGCTGACCTTGGACGAGACCGAAGCTCTCATCGCGTCG